CACCGAGGCGACCCTTTCGGGGCCACCCGCCGCGCCATCGTTCGCGCTGCTGCTGCCATTGCCCCGAAGGACTAGATCCCCAGCGCTGCCCGCGCCTCGTCGTAGTAGCCGTTCCACGTCTCGCGGTGGGGCTTGCCCGGCCGCCATGTGCGCACGGCGTAGAGCTTCCAAGCCTCGTCATAGTCGCCGACTTCCGGCATCGCCTGCGGGTCGGAGAACAGCAGCAGCCGGGCGAAGCACAGCGCCAAGAGGTCGTCCGTCTCCAGTGCCGCCCAGATGTTCGGGCGCTCCCATGCAACCCCCTGCTCTGCGCATACCCGATGCGCATGGCCGCAGGTGTTCGGGTGGGTCATGACGCCCTTGACGCCTCCGCCCTGCTCGAACTGCCAGAAGCCGCGGGCGGGTCCGTTGCCCTGCTGCCGGCGATAGCGGAAGCGCGACTCCTGCCGGCCGATGGTCAGCAGCATCAAGCGAGCCTTGGGCGTGTCCATCTTCATCGGCAGCAGCGCGAGGCCGGGATCGATGATCTCCTCCAGCACTTGATGCAGGGGCATGTTGGTTAGAAGGTCGGTCATTTCTCGATGCCCTGATTCTTGAGCCTCAAATAGATCCCGATCGCCACCGCAGCGACCACGTACCACTCTGGACGGATGCCCAGGATGCCGAGCAGGGATGCCCGCTGCTCATCGGACAGAGCACCCCAGATCGGAGCCGCGGCGAGGCACAGCGCGCCCCACTGGACCGAGAGCATGCGCAGAGCGCTGCGCCATTGCGGGACGAGCGTCTTGTCGAGCCATTCGCTGATGATGTTCATTTGCCGCCTTTGAGAGAAAGCCAGATAGCCAAGACCGAAGCGGCCACCGCAGTGGCCCACTTGAGAACGCTCCCGATGCCAGCCAGCACCCGGAAGCCGCCCTTTGCGCTGCGGAACAGATCGATGATCTCGGCCGTGTTTTCCTCAACCCTTGCGGTCGCCGCGGTGTTGTCCTCCAGCCCCTTTTCGAGCCGGCCCACGCGGTCCCTGAGTTCGCCCAGGCCGCTTGTCACTTCTAGCTCGCTCATCAGCCGTGGCCTCCCGACCGATCAAATGGTTTGAGCAGATTCACCCGCATCCACAAAGCCACGCTGTAGCGCCACCATCGAATCCCCTTGGTCGGTGGTCCGCCGGGGTAGCCGATGAACTTCGGCCCCTCAACCCAGCGCTTGACGCGGCCGGAGACCGTGAACTCCCTCGGAGGTTCGAGGAAGATCACGCAGGCGATCGTGAGCTGGACAGCAACGTCGATCACCAAGCCGACGAAGACGATAGGCAGACCAAGGCGGTGCGCCCAAGTGGGAAGCGTCCCTTCGTCACGGGCCTGCATCAGGTTCATGGCTGCGAGGAAGAAGACCCACAACGCGTAAGCTGCAGAGAGGGAACAGAGCAGGTAGGCCATCATGCGTACTCGTAAATGATGACGAAGCCCGAGGTTCCGTTGCCACCAGCCTTGCCAACAGCAGCAGACGCATTGTTCAGAGCGCCGCCACCGCCAGCCCCGAAGCCAGCCCCTGCATTCCCAGGAAGATTGCCGCCGCCCCCTACGAAAACAGCAACGCCACCCGCGCCGTAAGCAGTGGAAGCCCCGGCAGCACCCGTGAAAGCCCCCGTAGCAAAAGCGGCAGTAAACGTCTCACCAAAACTGCCCTGAACACCAGTGAGAAAGCCGCCCGTCCCGGTTCCTCCAGAGCCGCCAGTGGTTCCGGCCGTTGCTGCTTGGGCCGCTACAACACCGCCCACACCGCCAGTTGACGACATCAACCCACCGAAAGAGGTAGTCCCACCATTCCCGCCGCTGGCAGAAACTGAGCCAACACCCCCCGCGCCGATCGTTACCGCCAGCCCAGAAAAGGCGGATGTGAATCTTCCGCGGACCAGCGCGCCTGCACCGCCGCCCGAACCCCCGGAAACCGAACCCGCGCTTGTTGGCACTGCCCCGCCCCCTGCGCCACCAGCCCCCAGAAGCTCCACAACAATGGAAGTAGTGCCGGTGGTTGGCGTATAGGTGCCGCTGGCCGTGAATGTCTGGACGTTGATGAGTCGCCCTTGACCAATCCCTGTAAACCCCACTCCGTCCCGAAGCTGGGCGATGAATGAGGCAAGTAGGTTCGTCTGCTGATCGATCGTGCTAGGCGCATCGACAGAGCCGTCTGCGGCATTGCTGGCCGCCGTTTGGGAGAGGGAGGCCAGGGTGGAATAGAGAGCCATGGAATCTCCAGCGCATCACTGCGTTAGGGGAAAGAAATCGCCACCCGAAGGCGGCTCTATGCAAAAATCGGCCGATGCACTTCGACCCGATATTTCTCGGCTGGATTGGCGCGCTGTGTGTGCTCGCCATCATCAAGCACCTACTGGGGCGAAAGTAGCCCCCCGCCTGCAGCGAGAGCCGGCAGCAGAAGAGACGGCGTGAAAGGCTGCTTCTCGACGGGAGCCAGCAGGCCAGGGACAACGTTCTGGGCCTGGCGCTGCGAGATGCTGATATTGATGTTGCGCAGGGGGTCGATCACCGCGGCTTTGCCAAAGGGAATCTTTCCGGCAACCCCGTTCAGCAGATCCATCCCCCGGCCTAGCAGCAGCGCACCGCTGTTCGAGTTGTTCACCGCCGAGCCGACCGGCTGAGACTGCATCAGCGAGGCAACCCGGCCCGTAGCGCGAAGCTGCGAAACCTCCTCCGGGCTGAAGAACATCCCCAGCTTTTCCTCGCCGATCTTGTTGATGGCGGAATTCAGGCGAGATTGCGACACCTTGCCAACCTCATCCGCGGCGCCGCTCAGAGCCTGTTTCTTAATGAAGGTAGCGAGGGCGTCCCGGATCACCGGGATTCCCTGCGGGCCGACTTCCTGTGCCACCGATCGGGCATCGTTCACCGTACCGTTCAGGATGAAGGATTGGGCGATTTTCTCGGGGTCAGCCGAGCGAGCGTCGGAGAGAGCAGCGCGGACCAGCGGTGAGCTTTCCTGATAGCGGTACTTCGCCGCGGTCGCCGATCGAGCGCTGTTGATGGCATCGACGACGCCCTGCGGCGCAGCGTCAGCCGCCTGCATACGAGAAGCAGTCGCGGCAGTCGATGGCAGGTTTCCGTAATCAACGCCGCCTGGATTGGTAGTGCGCATACGAATTTCGGCTGCGTCGAGAGCATCGGATACAGCCTTCGCAACCTTCTTTTCGTTCGCGTTCGCGGTCGGCGACAGCGAGCCGGAAACCATCGAGCGCAGGTTTGCGTACTCCTGCGGTGTGAATGGAGCCTTACCGGTCATGTAGGCTTCCATGCGCGAAGCAACAGGCCCCGGCAGGTAGTCGAGCAAGCCAGTGTCTGCCGCCGCTTTGAACGCGGAGTGAACCGGCGCGCTGCTCATCTGTCCGTCAGCGTAGCCCGGCATGCCCTTAGCGGCGTCCCATGCACCACGTTCCGCAGTGCCCAGAGCGGCATTCCTGCCCGCCACGGTATCCTGCACCAGCCGGCCTGCAGTAATCGGCGCGGTTTCCGTCCCGCCACCGAGCCCGTTGAGGCGGCCGATCAGCGCCGAGTTGTTCTGGTTCTGCATCAGCGGCAGACCGTGCAAGCCGTCGTCCGCGCTGTTCGCCGCCATCTTGGCTAGGTTCTGCTCGCGGGTGATTTGGACCGGGTTCTGCGAGATCATGCCGCGGGTCGGCGTGGCTCCTACCGTCTTGAAGTCGGCCAGGCGCGAGACGCTTTGCGGGTCCAGTTGCTTTCCGGCCTGGAGGCTGTCGGCCAGCTCAGCGCGCAGTGATGCCTGGACGTTGCTTGGCAGTTGGGAATAGTCCGTGCCGGCGCGGCCGAGGACGGTTGAAAGCTGCACGTCCAGTTGCTGCGGCGTCAGCGTTGGAGCAGCCGCCCGCTTGGTAAGGTCCACGAGGGACTGGCCGATGCCGGGAGCCATACCGCCAGCAACACCGCCGACAAGCGAAGCACCGGCTTGCATCAATGGATTGCCGCCAGCCTCACGAGATGCGCCACCTGCCAGGCCAGCACCAGCGGCCGAAGTCAGTTGCTGCGTCGGATTCGCGGCGAGGCCGGTCATGACGTTGCCGAGCATGCCGGGGAGCCTTGCACCGGCCTGAGCCGCACCACCCATGCCGCCAGCACCAGCGACTAGGCGGGTAGCGTCACCGACTACGCGCTCGTTTGCGTTCTCAGGCGAAGGAAGCCCGATGGTGTCGGCAAGCTGCGAAGCCATCGCGCCGAGAGGCTTCGTGCGGCCGGTCATCCCGGTAACCCGGTCAGTCAGGTAGCGCAGCGGCTCCGTGACAACCTGCGCCGTGTTCGCCAGCCCTTCCATGCCGTAGCGAGCAGTGAGGCCGAGTTGACGTGGAATGTCGTTCAACGCAGAGCCTGCGCGAACTGCGGCAGGATCGGCGTCCGTGGCGACATAGCGCGACCACGGGCCATCGCCGGTAGCGGCCTCTTGATACTTCTCCCAAGGAGCGGCCATTTACATTTTCTCCCAGCTTGTCGGATCTGCAGCGTTGCCGCCTTTGAACTTGTAGCCGTCCTGAATCATGCCCTTCATCGGGATAGGAGGCTTTCCGGCCTGCTTGTCGCTCGATGGAGCAGAGATGGCATCTGGCATCGGCGCTGCCTTGTAGAGCGCAACACTGCCGGCCATCGCAGGGTCTTGGCTCATCGCGTTCATCTTGGCTTCGTGCTGCGAGTACTTCCAGCGGCCGGTGCGCTCTGCCGCTTGGGCGAGTTGGCGGATTTCCGGTGCCGTCAGGTCGTCGATGCTGCCCGAGGTCGCCTTCTCTGCCAGTGCGCTTTCTTGGTTCGTGATCGCGCCCTGCCCGCTCATCTGCTTGCGGCCTTCCAGCGTCAGCTTCGCCATTTCCTGCACAGCCTGGCGGGTGTTGGCGATCTTCTCTGCATCGTCCTTACCCTGCATGCCGAGAACGGAAGCGATCTGCAGGCCCTTGAGGCGCAGCGATGCGGTCGGACCGGTCAACACCTTGTCGGAGTCGAGCGCCTGCACCATGCGCTGGGCCGAGGCGACCGACTGGGTTGCGCTGTTTGCCGCGTCGGAGCTTTCCTTAAGCAGTTCGCCAGCCTTGCCACCGATAGACGATGCCGTGGCCTGTCGCCCGGCTGCGCTGGCCGCCTCGTTCTGCGAAGGACCGGCCGCGAAGTTGCCGGCAGGCGCAGCAGGAGCACCGATGCGCTGCCCCTGCTGGAGAAGGTCAGCAAGGTGCGTTTTCAGCATGGCGCGGGACGGCTCATCCAGCTTTTTCGTCAGTAGGTCGTTCTGAACGGCCGCAACTTCTCGGGCGATGGCCTTTGGATCGGCCCCCATGTCGCCGCCCGCAGTAGCGCGCATCTGTGCCTCGTTCGCATAGCCTGCAGGGCCTCCTTGCGGAGCGCGCCCAGGCTGAACCACTGCGCCCTCGGTCGTGTACTCCTCCCGTTGGGTCTGCGGGTTGAACACCTTGATGGGCTTGTAGTTTGCCTGCGCACCCTGATAGGCAGAATATGTGTCCACGGCACCGCGGGGAGCCGAAACAACGGGCATGCCGTCTTGGCCGATCTGCACCATGGACGCCTTGCCGTCCTGCGACATATTGAGTTGCGGCAGGTAGCCGGCCCCGACCCTGTTCTTGTCGAACACGTAGCCGTTGGAAACTTGCATGTCCTTGCCGCCAGCCTTGGCGAGCATTTCGGCAATGCCCTTGCCGCCGTTGGTAAGGTAGTCGTTCACCAGCGCATCGCGGGGGATTCCGTACTGCGCCGACCACTGGCTGAAGCGATCGCCGCCAGCAGCCACAGGAGCGCCCTGCGCGGCCACACCGGGCGCGGCCATGGGAGCGCCACCTTGCACGCCAGCCGAGCCGGGAAGGCCCGGCGCAGCAGTGCCCGCAGCCGGACCAGCATAGCCGGCATCGCCCATGAAGTACGCATCCCGCTTCGCTTGCTGGCCGAGTTGAGCACGGCGCAGCGCGTCCTGACTCTCATTCTCGGAAATCTGCGACTGCATCAGTTTGGCGCGCAGAGCAATCTGCTGATTCGCAGTAACGCTGTTCATGGCACCCGCCAGGCGCTGGCCGAAGCCGGTCTGGTTCGGGTCGGTCGTGGGGCCACCGGCCGCAAGCAGGCCGATCCCGAGCTGGGCATCAGGCGATTGGAGGAAGTCAAGAATCCCTGCCATCATGCACCCCCAGCCGGAACGTAGCCCTGGGCTTGCGGCGGAATGTAGCCCTCGGTCTTACTGGCATCCATCCTGCCGTAGAAGTTGTACGGGTCCACCCCGCCGTAGGCGAAGTACTCGTTCATGTCGCGATAAGCCTTGGTGCCAGGCTCTGGCATCTTCCCGCCGTTCATGCCGTACTTGAAGTCGCCATAGCTGCCGTTCATGCCCGCCATCGGGTCAATTCCGTTTTGCGACATCTGCCACGGGCTCATGGAGACGCGCAGCAGCGAGTTGTACTGATCCAGCGGGTTCTGGCTCTGCGTCTGCTGGACGAAGGTGCCAGTCGGCGCGGCAGCAGCAGCAGGAGTCGGGTTCAGATTGACCGGCGCTTGCTGTTGACGGGCCAGCATCGCGAGAAGCCCTTGCTGGCGTTGCGCTTCGTTCTGCGCTGCTGCTGCCTGCCCTGCCTGGTTCGCGCCGTTGAAGTCGAAGGCTGTCGGGCGGGCGTTCGGGTTGCTGCGGTCAAAACCGACTTGCTGCCCGGACATCTGGCCCAGCAGCGAAGGAACGAGCGCGCCCATGTAGGCGGACTGGTTCGACTGGTTCTGGTACGCCTGATTTTGCGCATCGCTGAACGGCTGGGCCGCATAGCGGCTCTGCAGGGCTTGGCCGGTCTGCAAGTTGTTCATGATCCACGGCTGCGCCGCGGCCCACGGCTCTTTGGTCTGGGTCTGCGTGCCCGCGCCGCCGTTGGTCTGGGTGCTACCGCTGCCCCGGCTGGACATTTGACTGCCGACAACGCCGATAGCGGCTCCTGCGACTGCGCCCCATGTTTGAGCGACAAGACGGTGGCCGGCGCAGCGGCGCATTTCAAACGATGGGATCATTTCGTCACCTCGATTTGCTTCATGGATTCACACTGCAGTCGGAACTGCTCGTAGTCTTCAAAGGTTGGCGCGATCACTTCGGCCTCGATCTCGTCAAGGGTCATGTTGTCGCGAGGCAGGGTGTGCACCGTCGTCCACACTGCGTCCGTGACGGCATAGACGGCGCGCTTGGTGCCCGGAGGCGAAACCATCGTCAGCGGACCGGTAAGCTCCCGATCCCCTTCGGTTTCCGTCATCACGCAGACGGTCCCTTGTGAAAGGATGTTTAGGTGCGCGTGCTTGTGGATCTTCCCGACGATCACTGTTCCGGCAGGTATGCGCATGGTTCGTGCGTATGCTCCAGGCGCAAAGACGTGCTGAAGCGGGCACTCCACCGGCTCCAGTTCACGCCCCACCGCAGCCTGCAACTCATACAGGCTCTTGCGGATGCCGCCCGTCTTTTCGCTTTCGACGACGGCATGGGCGATCGCATCCTGGCGCTTGCCGTCCATGTCGCCGGCCGAGAACGGGACGATGTTGCTCATTGGTTGTTCGGGAAGCCGAGTGCGTCGTAGCCGGCCGGCAGGTACTGCGTGCCGGTGTTCGTGGCCGTGCCGTTCGTGGCTGCGTTGTTCTGGTTCTGGTAGTTGTTCCACCAGCCCATGGCCGACGAACCCAACTGCGCGCCACCGAGAGCCGAGGTCCACGGGCTGCTGGTGCTGCCAACCGTGCCCGTGGTGCTGCCGTAGCCCTGGCCCATGCCGTTGGCTTGGTTGGCGAAGTTCGACCAGTAGTTAAGGGGCGTGTTCTGGATCGTGTTCGCGTTCGTGAGGTCGTTCGCGTTGTAGCCTGCCAGCGTGCCGAGCAGCCCAACCCCGGTGGTGAGGTTGTTCATGTTCTGCGAGTAGGCATCGTTGAACAGCGACCGATTGAAGCCCTGATCCCACTGGTAGTTCCCGATGTCCTGCGCCCGATTGGCAAGATAGTTGTTCGAGTCCTGCGCCTGCTGCTGCATGTACAGGTTCTGCCTGTTCTGGTAATCGGCCCCGCGCATCTGACTGGAAATGTTGCCCATGGAATCCTGAAGATTCTTTTGAGCGTTCTCGTTCATCTCCTGCACGCCGGCATTGCCGAACGAACCAGACCGAACCATCGCGCTGTTGTAGGCGGGTTGCGTCGTGAGGTTGTAGTTGCGCGCCAGATCGCCTTGGGCCTTGTCGATCCCGGCCGTCAGGTACGGATTGCTCCCGCTGAGATACGGATTGGTGTTCCCTTGGTATGGATTGCTTTGGCCAGCAAAAGGGTTCTGATAGTCGTCAGCCATGTGTTCTCCAGCGCCTCGCGGCGTTAGGTGTTAAATCTCTTGTACTAAGTACATCGTGCAAGTACAATTGCACATGATTGGAAAACGCTTTCACTTCCTAGTCGTTCAGAAGGAACTCGAACGAGTCAAGTACGCGACGACTTTCTCTCGCAGATACCTCTGCCTATGCGACTGCGGAAACACAGTCGTAGCCCTTCCCAGCAATCTCAATCGTGGTGCAACGAAGTCCTGCGGCTGCTGGAAGCGAATGACTGCAGGGCTCGGCTCCAAGACACATGGGATGAGCCGAACTCCTGAATACTTCATTTGGGCCGGCATGAGGAAGCGCTGCCTAAAGCCTGCATACCGCGAGTACCACCTCTATGGTGGACGAGGAATCACCATCTCTCCGCGATGGGACACCTTTGCCAATTTCATGGCCGACATGGGCCCCCGTCCAAGCGACCAACACTCTCTTGATCGCAAAGACAGTAACGGGAACTACGAGCCTAGCAACTGCCGCTGGGCAACTGACATTGAGCAAAGCAACAACACATCAAGAAACGTCCTCGTCACCTATCTGGGTGAAGCCATGACGGTCTCGGAATTTGCTAGGCGCATCGATCGGCCCTATTTTTCCGTTTACCACCTCGTCGCCAGAAAGAAACTTTCCGCTGAGGAGGCGGTATCGCGACTAGTTCCCCGTTAGTACCCGGCACTCTTTCAATGTGCCGGGGGTGCCGCCTGCAACAACCACCCAGCCCATGTTTACGTACTTCGAGCCGGCAGTCCCGGCCTCTACCGGTGAGCTGTTGCGGATAAAGTCGCCCGCGGCATAGGTGCCCGTGGTCGGGATGGAGGACGCCACCAAATCCGAGCCATTCAAGCGCCCGTCGCCGATGGCGTTCACCTTCTGCGCGATGTTCCGAAACAGTCGGGACAGCGTGAAGTTAAGGTTCTGCGCATAGGGCGAGTCCGGCTGCATCGGCAGTTGCGGGTTTTCTTCGAGCCTCATCGCATTCCAACCTTGACCGGCTTGGCGTCAAACGCGGCTTCCTTGTGGTCGCCCGTAAAGTCGAACCGGATGCGATGGAAGCGCCCCGACTGGCGCAAGTCAAACTTGCCGTCGTTGATCGCGTTCGTCGGGCCGGTCGTGAGGTTGTCGCCCTCATTCATCTTGTAGAACCCGGTAGCGCTGGCGGTTGTCGGGGTCTGCAGGAACCGCACCCGAGCGCGCTCGATCATCGTCACTGCGTCATCGTCGCCCATGTCACCCGTCACGAAGCTCGATGCTCCCGTGGTCCCGGTGAGCGTCACGAGTTGATGCGACGAGTTGAAGTAGGAAGGCACTTGGCCTCCCGACACCCAGTATTGAGAATCAAACGGGATGTTCGGCAGCGCGTCGATGGTGGCCGAGTAGGAATTCAGGCCGTCGATCGTCACGCCCGGCGAAATGTAGTTCAGAGGAGCCTCGACGGTAACGTCATGCCGGCCCCATTGCTTTTTTAGTACGTGATAGACCAAGGTGGCGTCACATGTCCCCGTGGAGCTCAGCGACGGGTAGCAGACGTGAACAAGGTTGTTCTGCTTGTCGTAAATCGCTTTCGTCCGGTAGCGATAGGTCGGGTTCGAGTTGTTCAGGAACCACTGACGGACCACACCCGTGCCGATCGGAACAGGCCTGGTGCCGTCGAACAACCAAAAGTTGTCGTTCGAGACGATGAAATGCGCGCCGCCGATGTCGCAAACAGCTTCGAGGCCAACAGCACCAGCCTCACCGCCAGGGATCAGGTTCCACTGCCAAACCACCGGAGTGCCGACAAAGATCCCGACGAAGATGGCCCGCTGCTTGTAGGCCACCACGTAGTCACCGAGGGTCAGCGCGGCTTGGATAGCGCCCTCAACAGCGACCAAACGACCTGTATTAGCCAGAGTAGAAACAGCCGGCGTCCAGCTCGTCTGGTCGCTCTGCGCACAGCACCACCAGCGATCCTGCGACTGCCCGTAAGTGCCGTCATTGGTGTTGAACGCGATGACAAAGTTGTTGGAGGCCGAAACCACCACCTTCGCCTTGGGTGCGCCTGCGATCGCAGCGAATGCACCCGATGCCGAAGACTGCATTGCATCGGTCAGGTTCGAGGCAACCGTGGTGTTGCCGAACTGACAGAACGACCAGCGCGATTCCGTCGAACCGGTGTAGCTTCCTGCGCTACGGTCTACCCATGCCCCGGCGCTCAGTTCGTACAACTTGGTCTGGGTGCCTGCGAACACCCGTCGCGTGCCATCCAATTGCGTGCAGACGGCCGAGCCGCGGCATTCCGCAGCCAGAGCAGCCACAGCAGCAGCGACCGGCGTAGGCGCGCCCTTGAAGCCCGCTTCGTAGGGGATCACGTTCGTGCAGTCCGTGAAAATCCCCGGCGTCGTGAGGTCACTATCCGGCGCGAAGCCGACGATGGGCGTCATTGGTACTTCACCCGCAAGGCAGAGCCGCTGTGCGTGGCGTTGTCATCGATGTTCGTCAGGGTCTTCACGACACCCAGATACAGGGCGTCCCAATGGGAGGCGCGCTCATCGTCCCGCACGAACAAGGCGGCCTCACGCAGACAGGCGTAGAGGTAGAGATTCGGCTGGTAGGTCAGCAGGCCATTGCCGGGCGAGACCGACAGCGGATCAAAGCGACCGTAGTAGTCGATGTTGACCGTGTACACAGCATCGGGCGTCGGGCCGAAGAGGATGCTGTTCCCCACGATGGTGAACACGACCGGGCGGCCAGAAGCGCCGCCAGCGGGGTAGTTCGCGTCGATGTGCTCCTTGGTCGCGACCTGGCAAGGCGTCTCCGGTGTCCCATCGATCGCCACATTCTCAAATTCGAGATAGTCGGTCGGCAGCGTGACAGTCTGCGTCCCCGCCACCGTCGTGAGGGTGCTGGACGTGATTTGCTGGCGGATGCGCAGATCGTTGGCGATGCGGCCCTCGGCGATGGCCACGAAGTCGGGAATGACAGCGGTGAGGTCCGTGCGGTTCATCCAAGACGCCACCGAGGCCAGCAGATCAGTGTAGGTCGCGAGCGCCATTTCTTAGACTTTCCCGGCCCAGATGCGGGTATGTTTCAGATCGGGATCGTTCAGCATCAGCTTCATGTGAACCGGGTTCGACATGAATTCGCTGAACGAGACGCCATGCACGTTCAGGTACGTCTGAACGGCGATCATCGGGATCTCAGCGGCGTGCTTGAAATCGTTGGAGCCGTGGATGCCCTCCTTGTGCAGAGCCTTCGCACGTTCCAGGTAAGGAGTGGCGTCCTGCACGTTCTCGATGTGCATCTTGTCGCCGTCCATGTGGATCTTCGTGTGAAGGTCCGACATCACATGTTCTCCAGGGCGACGACGTTGATCTTGCCGGCGGCAGTACCTTGGATGTAGGCGATGTTGGTCGCGCCGCTGACTGCCATGATCACGCTGTCGGCAGGCTGGATCAGCATGTCGTTCGCGGTCGCAGTGACAGTGACATCGCCGAGTTTCACGTAGCACTCGTTGATGCCTGCGACGCGGATGTATCGGGGGCGGTTGCCGGCGGAATCGGTTGGGATGACGGAGCGAGCCGAAGC